CAGATTTCGGCATGGGACATAACGCTTGCGACCCTTGATGACCACCAACAAACCGCAGGCTTCGCGTGGATCTTCCTCCTTGGCGTGTTCCAGTGCTGCTGCCTTAGCGGTCGGGTTCATCCGTTAAATGCTCCGATGCCGGGGTAGCCACCAAAAGGCAATTCAGCAGTAGATCCAAAACGTGCTTGGCAGCTGGTTAAACGCTTGCCGCATTTGTCGTCGGCAGAAGCCGTCACCGCTTTGTCGTTTTCGTCGAAATAGCTGCTGCCGCTGTAGCCGCACTCTGAGCCTTTGTAAATCCAAGGACAAAGGTTGGCGCTGCATTGACGCTTAGGGGCGCGAACACCAGCAAGGTCAAAAGCTGCAGCAAGTTCAAACTCAACAAGGTCTCTAGTTTCTGTGACCTTACGGGCGACGTAATAAATTTCAGAAGGCAGCTTGGCGGTGGTGTCTGGGGTGCCGTAAGGATTGGTGCCGCCAGTGAAATTTGCACCGTCGATGTAACGCACCAATGTGCGAATGCGAGTCAGCTTGGCGCCAGTCAGATCATTGCCTGCCGTGGTGGTGTTTACATCAAGCAGAATTGCTGTGATGCTGCCGAGCAAGTTGGCAACGCGGATTGTCGGACGGGGCAGGCTGCCGCTTTCGGCGTTGTACTCAAATCCCTCAGCCTCAATGGGCAACTTGCTGTAGGTATTGCTGTCCCAAACGATGTCGCCGTTTGTCGTCAGTGCGTTGGTGCCAGCATGAAAGCGGTAGGTGAAGGCGCTGCCGTGGATGTTGGCAAACAGCTCAAGCTCAAACAGCTCAATGATGCTGCTTGGGTTGATCTTCTGTAATTCAGAAACCGGAATCGCCATTAGGGCTCAAAGACCTGGCGGAAGGTGGCTGTGATCGTGGCACGGTTGTTATAGGGAATGGTCTTGCTCCACTCTGGGCAAATCCACTTATATGCCGTGGTTTCGTCTAGTGGCGTCCAGTCGAAGCTGGCGGAATCCTCGGCGCGGGCGTTCAGGAAGGTCTCGATGGTGTCGGCGTCGGTTTCGGACACTTCCCAAGTCAGGTTCCACTCCTTCGGATTCATGTGCGAAGGGATGCCGTACAGCAGGCGCTGTTGGTAGCCGTCGCCGAATTGCACCGTGCGGGTGTTGGGGCGGCTGGTCTTTTGGGCGCCGTAGCGGGGAGTGATCGAGGGGAAAGTGGCCATTACGCGAGCAAGCCTCCGGGACGTTTCTGTTTGATCAGCTCTTGGCGGATGGCAATGCCGATGGCCTCGCCCAGACGCTTGGACTCGTCCCCATTGCCTTGGACACTGGATCCGGTTGCATCCACATTAACGACGATGTTGCTGCTGCCCATCGCGTTGTTCGGAACGATGTTGCCGCTGGCGCCAGGGACAAACAGCTCCGGGCCGCGCTCACCGACGAGGTAAGGCGAGCCGGAAGTTACGGGTCCGCCGTTAGCCCTCTTACCAAACCTGCCTGCAAGGATGCTGAACAGCCCGACCCCTTGGCCCGCAGGATCTCCCGCGTCGGCAAGTGTGTTGAGTCCGAAGCGGAACAAGGCGCTTGCCATTGTCTGCAAAGCATTGGCAAGACTTTGACGCCAAGAGTCGGTCGCAAAAATAAGGTCCTCAAACACCTTTGTCGTAGATGTACCAAGCTGATTTACAAGGCTATTTAATTGTTGCTGTGCTTCGATTTGCTGGTTTTTAATGTCCAAGAGCTGGAACTCTGCATTTGCTTGGTCTGCGGCATTCTCAACACCGGCTTTTTCAAGCTCTTGAATACGCTGGGTCAGCTCATAGTCGCGTCCACGTCCTTGTATTTCTGCTTGTAACTGGTTTATACGCGCATTGCTGTCTCCTAAAGCTGCATCACGTGCATCGTTAATTTTTTGCTCAATAACGCTAATTTGGTATAGCGCTTCTAGCTCTGCACGGTACTTTTCTACTTGCAAAGTTTGTAACTTAACAGCTTTCTCTTGGGCAGGTATGCGTTCTAAATTAACGTCTCTTTCTTGTTTGCTGATTTCAAGAAGTTTTAGTTTTTTGTTCAGTTGAACGGCAGCAACTTCGTTGCCTTTGAGTTGTGCGGCGTACAGTTCATTTTGGACAGCTGTCTGCTCCACGAGCAAAATGTAGGCATTTTGCAGTTGTGCCAACTGGCTTTCGCGTCCTTTTTTGGTTGTGGTTTTGTCTCTGGAGAGTTCTTGGAGGCCGGGTAGTGTCGGCTTGGCAAGTGGCTCAAGCTCTGGGGTTTTTAGCACCCCTTCTAACTCGTCAGCACTGCCTCGAAAATCTTTAGCGGCAGCTCTAAGGCGTTTTGCATCTTGCAGTAATCCATCCCCACCGAGAAACTGTCGTACACCAGGGAGCTTGTCTAGCTCCGTAAGTTTGTCCGCTAGCCCCTCAAAGCCTCCGGCAAAGGCCCGGGTCATTCCAGTTGCAGCTTTTACAGCTCCCTCAACTACAAACTTGTACACCTCAGCAAAGTACTCCATGATCTTCAAGGCAACTTTTTTAATGTCAGATACAAAAGGTCGCAAAATTACTTTTATTGCGTTCAAAGATTTGTTGGCACTATCCTTGATACTCTTCCAAGAATCGTACCAAGCATCTTCGGTTTCCAAGCTGGAGTCTCTTCCGGCATTGGCAATGTCTATAAGTGCATCGGATACTTGTTGAGCGCTGATTTTTCCATCTTTAGCTAGTTTGAGTAGTTCTTGACGATTTACGCCGAGGTTTTTCTCTAGTTGCTTAAGGATAGGGACGCCTTGAGCAGTAAACTTATTTATATCTGCCAAGCTAGATTTACCCGTACTTGCAATGTTTGCGTAGGCTTGAGAAAGCCTATCTACCTTGCCGCCGTAGTCTTCTGTAAGTCTTGAAGCAAGCTGGATAACTGTTAGTTCGTCACGATCAACAAAACCGACGCCTCTGATGTTCTGGACTGCTGCTTGGAATTTATCGGCGTCTGCCCCAGCCTGTCTAAATGCTTGACCTAAAAGCTTGGTGCCCTCGGCACCTAAGCCCATTTCTCGGGCTAGCTCTTTGATGCCGTTTTTAACGTTGATTAGATCACCGATTAAGGTGCCAACCAAAGAACCTGCAAAACCACCACCCGCGCCACCAAGCAAACCGCCGATAGCGCCGCCTGCGGCTGCTAAACCGCTTTGACCAAACAACAGCGGGAATGCACCACCGATTGCTGCAGAACTAAGACGTCCCTGAGCAGACTTTCTTAAACCTGCGCGTGCCGTTCGTCCTTCTTGTAAATTTCGCAATTTAATTTCAAGTTGTAGTTCTCTGTTAGCAACTACAAAGGCATCTTTTCTGTCCTGCAATTCCTTCGCACGAAGGCGCTGCATATCCGTGAGGATTACTGGTCCCTGTCGTAGAACATTGGTCCAGTTCTGCATTAACTGGATATTTTGTTGGGCCTTCTGGCGCTCTTGTTCCAGCAATTTCACAGCTTGCGCTCGCAGCGCTACCCTGTTTGCTTCTGCGCGGGCAACGTCACCCAGAGCACCAGGGCCTTGCATTGCGCCTGAAGTACCCATCAGCACGGCGGAGCGTTGGCGTGCAATCTCCGCCGATTGACGATTTTCACGCATCTCTTGGAGACGCGCACGAATCTGGTTAGTGCTGCCTAGAACACCTGCTTTAGCGGCCGTGTTAGCAGCTCTCAGGCTCTGTTCCCACTTTTTAGTAACCTCTGCTGCTTCCCGCGCTAAACGGTTGTACTCGTCAATTTCGAGATTGTACTTATTTGCTTCTTCGGTTAAATAAGCTTGTTTGCGTCGCTTAGTCTCCAAAGTTTTTATAGCTTTGGATTCTTCTAGTTCTGTTTGTGTTATGCCACGAGTTTGCCGCACTAAATCATTTATTGCTCGTTGTTCTGCTACTTGCGCTTTGGTTACAGCTAGAAGTTGCTGAGCTGATACTCTCGCTTCTTCAGTATTTGAACGGTACGCTCCTATTTGACGGTTAGCGTCCTGTAATTGGGCGTTTAATTGATTAAGTGTAGAACCTTTAATTAAGTCTTGAAAAGATGTAGCCGTAAATTTAACTTGCTCGTTTAAGTTATTAAATTGTTGTACTGTTGCTGCAATAGATTTTGTAGCTTTTTCTCCAACGGCATTGTTTAGCGCTGTCCCGGCTTTTGCAACTTGTGGGGCAAACGCCAGTGCTGCAATCGCAGCAGCTCCCCATGTGGCAGGCAGCTGCCCCAGGGTTGCGAGTACTTGCCCAAGAACTTGTTCGACCCCGGCTGTTGCCTTTGTGGTAAGATTAAAAGCTTGCCCTGAAGCAGCAATTGCAGTGCCGAGAGTTCCCCAGCCAGCGGCAACGGCCGTTGTCTTGGCAACAAGGCCGCCCAACCCACTTGTTAGGGTGGCTGCAAAACCTGTAGCCGCTTTTGTGACGTTCCCAAACTTGCCAAGTTGCAGAGTGACGGCGGCCAAACCTCCGCGAACGGCGGCTCCTTTTAGCCCTAAATCTTTAAGTGCACCACTGTATGTTTTAAGGTCTTGTATACCACGTGCGCCTACTTTTATTACAGGGTTTTTAGATATACTGTCAATCTTCTTCTTTAGCGCGTCGAGCGCACGCTCAGCCTGCTGGATCTTGGCCTTTACAAGAATATCGACGTTATATTCAGCCACTGTGGTGCGCCAGGGGTCTTGTGCCCCAGTCTACTGCGACTACCTTGACGCGGTACGGGCTTTCATCTTGGCCTGATCCATCGACTTCTGCTCTTCTTCGTTGCGGAGTTCAAAGAACGCCGCCCAGCCGACAAGCTCCTCGGTCGTCAAGCTCTGAGAAAGCTGGGTCACTGTCTGACCCAGCTCTTTGGCGAGGAAGTAAATGAAGAACCAGTCTTTATTAGCTTTTGAGGGCGGCTTTCGCTTCCTCCACTTTGTTTTCGGCGCCAGAAGTCAGCATCGCCAGCTGGATTTCTTGGAGAATGCTGGCTTCGACATCGCGGCGCAGAGCAGCGCGTTCGCCGTCGGAAAACAAGCGCTTGCCGTCTTTGTCGAGAGCCTTCTCGATCATTAGGCTCAGAGCAAAGTCGTTGGCGTCCTCGGAGTCGGATTTTTTCTGGATTGACTCGCGCTCGGCGATGGTCAAGGGGTGCCAGTAGATCTCCAGCACGACTTCGCCTTCGACTTTGACTTCGTGCTTGTAGAGCTGGCTGACTCCGAACTTGTTACGGAGCAGTTCGGTAGCACGCATAAATGAAGTTGTTGGTTACTACAGAATACTACGCCCGTGCGGTGAATTGGCAAGAAACGATGCCGATGAAGTGCGAGCGGTCCTCCGTATTGATCGGGGTGGGGCCGACAATGTCGAGCACACGAGGGGATGCACTGTAGGTATCGGTGTAGCCGCTTGCGTTGACGGATGTCAGGCCGTCAATTATGGCCTCGCTAATTGCAGACAACACGCTCGTTCCAGCGTTTTTGGGGACGTAGACAGTGCACTGGATTACCCCGGAGTAATAATCCTGGGCGGCGCCTTGGGTTTGAAGCGTGGATCGGTTGAAGTTGACCGACATGAGCACGTACTTCGTGCTTTTTCCAGGGGTGGTGAAGGTGACGTTGTCGTACACCATCCTCACGGCACTGTCGGCATCGCTGACTGCGTCGGTAACTGCTTTCTCGAAGGCAGCGCGAGCGTTTACTAGCGTCATGATGATTCTCCCGGAACCTCATAGGAAACATACTTAGTCCCAGGGGAGAACAGATTGAACAGATTCCTACCACCGCTACCTTGACCAGACGCGACGCGGATGCGGGTTGGGGACTTCTTATCGCTAAAAACGTACTTCACTAGGTCTTTGAATTCGCCCTGCACATAGTTCGAGATGTTGTTTTTGGGCGACGCAAGTGCGTCTGAGGCGTATTTAACGGTGTTACCGATAAATACGGACTGGTTCAATTTGAATCGGGGGACCGAATGGCGGGGCTGGATGATTGGTTGGCTGCCTGAAGCGAGTTTTACATAACCGCTAGGCATAGTAACGGTTTCGATCTTGTCCCAAGGGCTGAAGTTTTCTCGTTCGTCGCGGGCACGGGGGCGGCTGGTAGCTGCTTTCCAGCTAGAAGCAAAAAAGCCCGTCAACACAGGGCTAACTTCCGGGGTTGCGAGTTCGTCGAGCGCAATCTGAATAAGACCATTTAGATCGTCCTCCAGACGATTCATAAGGTCTTTTTTCATGTGCTTAATATCTCGTCCCATCAGAAGCGCACCAGCAGGATGTAGAGATACTCTTGACCGCCGCGATAAGTGCGGATGTCGGTTATCTGCGCGGTTCGAGAGGCACCGGCATAGCTAAGAGTGACTTGGTCCTCGAAGGTGGGCTGGTTACCTCCAATTTTGTCTGGGGTGATGTAAATCTTGGCTTGGCGTTCTTCGCGTCCTTCTTCTTCCTGAGAAACGACAAATTCGACGGGGACTTTGATGCTGGAGTAGCTGGTGTCGGTTGTGGTTAGTGCGCCAGTTGCGTAGTTGTAGCTAGGGGACGCTTTGCGGGTGTAAGTGATGCTGGTGTCGAGAGCAGTACCAAGGTCTGATACCACCGATTTGGCGACGCTTTTGAAGAGGCTGTCGAGTGCTCCGGCCATGATTAACCCCTCACAACACGTACTTGATAGCTGCCGCTACCTCCAAGGCAATAAGCACCGAGATAAGACTGCAGCCAAGGATAAACATCGAAGACGTTGTTGATGGTGCCAACAGCTTGGCTGGATTTGTTGTATTTGACTTCGATGTCACCCAGTTTGACGGCTTCGTAGAGGCCGGTTTCGCCTGTGGCGTCGGTGATGGCGCCGGTGTCGTTGGCTAATGCGCGTGCCAGCTCGTAGGTGGCGTATTTGATGTCGGCGGGGATGGCGCTGCAGACCAGCTCGACGTTATCGACGTGGTAATTGTTGCGGGGCCACTTCAGCGCTTGGTCGTTGTCGCAGCGGTCGCCGTAAAAGTTCAGGCTGTCGATCCAGCGGGTCGCGGAAATTAGCGAGCGGTTCTTTTGGTCGTCGGTTTTGTCGTCCCAGGTGGCGGAGCTGGGTACGGTCTCGAAATAGGTATTTGCCTCGGCCAGCGTCACATAGCTGTTAGCGGAGGCGCTACTCAATGTGGCGTTGATCGTGGCGGCCACAACTACTACACGTACTTTCTTGCAGTGTAGCGCTAATAAAAAAGCCCCACCGAAGTGGGGCCGAGGTTGGATCTGAAACCGCTAGTTAGGGGATAGCGGTGGTGTCCAGAGGGGTGTTGACGATGACTTCGACGACGGGGATGAGGTCGATGTCGTAGGTGGCGCTCCAGTTGCCCGAGGTGGCCAGGGTGGCGTTGGTCGGGTTGTCGTTGGCGGAGGTCCACTTGGTGCCCATCACGTGGTAGGCAGAGTGGTAGTCAACCGAGAGCACGTCCTGCTTGGACAGGATGTTGCGGTCGGCCTCGATGCGGAGGTCCTGCTGGACGCCTTCGAGGATGCTGCCGCCCTTGGCGAGGAAGCAACGGAACTCGCTGACGTGGGTGCTGGTGCCAGGACGGACAGTGTTGACTGCGGGGTCCATGATCACGCGCATACCGGCGAATTCGCCGATCGAACGTGCACCAACGCCGACGCCGCCGCCACCCCAGGTCACAGCGCCGGAAGCGGCGAGTGCGGAGGTGGAGAAGGTCAGCAGGCCAACCTGATACAGGTAGAAGCCGACGGAGGGGTGGACAACCAGGGTGTCCAGCTCGTCGCCGCGCTCACCCAGAAGGGCGCGGGCGCGGGCCACGGTGGCAGCGGTCAGGAAGTTGGCTTCGGCTTGGCCGCTGGTGGCGCCAACAGCAACGTCCAGGGAGTGGCCGCTCAGGGCGGAACCGAACAGACCAGCAAGCTGGGAGAACAGGCGGGCGCTGTTCAGCTTGTTGATGGCATCGGCCAGCTGGTTGCGGATGTGAAGCATGGGGTCTTCACCGGCCGCGAGCATCGCAACGTCATCCACGGCATACGCGAAACCGCGATGGCAGATGGTGGCGATTTGGGTGGCAGTGCCGATCTTCTGGGGGGTCAGGTAGCCAGCGGTGCTGGTGCCCCAGGTGGCGGTCCCGTTCATGATCTCCTCAGTGGGAGACACGGGGTTGAACTCGGGAACTTGGATGCGGGTGCCGCCTTCGCGGGCATCCAGCAGGGCGTTGCGAACAACGGCGCCGCTCTTCAGGAAGAGGCTGCGCTCTTTGATCGCCTCAGACACGTAGGTGCTGAGATTATTGCGCTTGACGATGTCCGCCAGAAGGACACCGCCGGAATAGTTCTGAAACGGCGCGGCCATTTCAAACTCCAGGGGAAAGGTTTACGTGGTTCAAGTCACAGACTTGAGTGGTGTCCCACGGGGACTTAACGACCCGCCTCTCTCTTGAGCACAGCTGCAAGATCGGGGTCGCTAGCTTCCAAGGCCATTTGCCTCGTTAGGTTAATACTACCCTCCTTGTAAGGATTAGTCATTCCAGGCGCAATCGTCGCGTTTGGAGTGGGCTTGGCGCCCATTCCAGCTGCACTGCTTGGCTTGAAATGATGCTCGAATCCAGAACCGGGGTTCTTGAGGTTGGAGAGGTAAGTATTGATATCCTGCTCCACGCCGCCGTTCAAAATGACAACGCTGCCGGTGTCGTTTTTGCGGAGATTGTTTTGCAGGAGTTGCAGCATTTGCTCCGCGTTGATCGCGCCAGATTGGCTGATCGCAGACAGAGCGCTGGTGCGGATGGTGGCCTGCTCGTTGGAAGTACGGAGTTCCTCCAGCTGGCGGTTTAGTTCGGCGATTTGAAGGTCTTTTTCTTGGGCGGTTTTGTTGGCTTCCTCCCAGAGATCCTTCCACTGGCCTTGGTCTTCCAGCGTTTTCTTGCGCTGGTCGTCCTGCTTTTTGTAGACCTCGTCGAGCTTGGCCTTGATGCCTTGGAATTTTTCCTCGGCTTCGACCGCCTGAGTCTTCAACGCAGCAAGCTGACCTTCATACTCAGCTCGAAGTTGAGCTGATTGGTCAGGTTGGGGAGCGGTGTCGGTTCCAGCCACAGGCTGGGCAGGAGTCTCCACGGGAAATTCCTGGATGACTTGCTCTTCCATACTCAGTATTCGTCCTTAGTGATTTGGGGAGTGGTGTCTTCGGTCTTGGTGCGGCGTTTTGCCTTGGGGGGTTCTACAGGCGCAGCATCAGCACGACCGACATAGGCGTCGTTCAAATCCACAAGTTGCCACTTGTAGGTGCCGTCTGGTTGCAGAACTTCGTCAAGCGATAGAGCCATGACAAAGATACACAGTGCAGTAATACTTTACTGCACTAGAGCATTTCGTCTTCTGCTACTTCCTGCTCAGGAGTTTCCAGCAGTTCCTCTTCGGCCGTGGATTCGGTAGCTGTGGGGAGAATTTCGCCCTGGACCAGGATTTGACGGAATTCGTCGCGGTCCATTACGCCTTGCTCGAAGAGGGCGTTCAAAGCGGTGATGTCTTGGCCGATTAGACGGTCGAGGTCGAAGTCGCGGCTGATCTTGACTTCGGGTGGCTCCAGCTGGAGGTAGCGGGCGGCCAGGTTGAAGGCT